AAGATGAAGACGGTAATATATTTGAAATAGATCAATACGGAAATAAAAAACAATCCTTGACAGCAGATCAAGATTGATGTCTATTTCCATGGGGGACCTAAAATCCAAGCGACTAAACTATATCTAATTCCTCTCGTAACTGGAGTGACCCTATGATGAGCAAAACTAGGGAACACAACAGAGGAACCTTTGTCGTTAAATTCTTGAGGGGAATAGATCATGTCATCTAGAGAAACCCCTGCCTTGATATTGTTTTCGACGAATAATAGTTCACCACCATCATAGTCATTTGGGTCAGATAAATTGATACTTACACTGATCTTCCTGATTTTTCCAAAGTAATTTGGTTTGTTAGGATCTGTGTATACATCAAATTTGTCAGATGAACCGTCCACATGCCAAGAGTAATGTTCATTTAGACCATATCGCACAAATTGTAGTTTTTCCATGGACTGAATTGTCCAATCCCAACCCGCTTCTTCGTTGGCATGGATGATCATGTTCTCTACTCGTTTGTATAACCAAGTGTCATCTAACCAGGTTATTTGACAGTCTCTAGTAGGTATATCAATTGTTCCGTCTTTTGTACCATCAGACTGAACTTTTGCCTTTGATGCTTCTTGATCAATTTCAATCTTACGAATACCCGATTTAATTATCTCATCGCACTCTTCATCAGAAAATGCTTTGGTGTAATACCAATATGGAACTTTTAGTTTCACAACAAATTATCAAACACCTATTAGTTATGCTTGACAGGAGAATGATATTCCACTAGAATACCTTTGCTAAGGTTGGTCAGAGTATCTTAAGGATTACTCAGAGACCCATAAGGAACCTTTATCGGTCTACCCTGTTGACAGTCTCAGATCAACCCTGCTATACTGATCGTATGCTCAATCAGTCGATGGGCAATCACTTAACTACAACACAATGAAAAAAATCAAAATCACTGTTAAGACAGAAGTTTCCGAAATGGTGGAACTAGATCACCTTGACAGTCCTGACTATCCTTTGTTGGATTTCAAAGGGTTTGGTGCTCGTAAACCCGCAAAGTTGCAAACCACAAAAGCAAACTATCCACGCAAGACAGAGCGCAGCAAGGGTAATTTTGATGCACTGGTAGCATCAACAAGCGAAGGTTGGGCAACAAAGCGTTGGCCTTTGTGCGTACATTCTGGTCCTGAGGGTGAAGAACTCTTTGACGGACGGCATACTTTTGCTGCCTGTAAGCGTAACAACTATCCTCAAGTTCCTGTTGCCCTTTACGGACGTAAGGAGACTGGAAATCCCATTCTTGATGGACTTTCCCTCAATTCAGTGATGACATTGATGGGTTTGTTTGCTAATGCCATCGATGGCACGACTAATGCAAAGATGGAGGATTTTTCTAACTCCGTCAAGATGGTCATTGAGAGTGAAGATCTTCCCCTCTCTAATACTATTGTTGACGAACTTCTGAGTGTGACTGGCGTCACTTCTAGGTTTGCAGCAAAGGGAACCATCACCCAAATCCGTAAGGCAATTCTTAACCGTAACACCAAGTCTTGCAAGGTGTTTAACACCACCAAGGAAGAACAGACTGCATGGATCAAGAGCAATCCTTTCTTTGGAACTAACAACTACTCATCAGTAGATGGTGTTGCTGTGAGGTCTAAAGTCATCCAGGAACAGTATGCTTGGCGTTATGCTGGTGATATTATTCGTCACGCATTTGCTGCATTTAAGAAGCAGGAAATGGTCCGTGTCATTGTCATGAGCAATGCAGAGCATGAGCAAGAGATTGAGTTAGAGCGTAAGCAAATCATCGACATTATGGCAGAGATCTTCAACGATCACCTTGGATTTGCTACCGTTAAGGTAACTCAACTCACTGCTGGTATGGTTAACCTGCCAGAGATTACTATTCAAGATCTTCCCATTGAAGTTTGGGCAATGCCTCAGATCGAGGGAGAAACGGAAGCAATCCAACTCCTGTGACAGTAGGTTAAACCGTCCACCAGACCCCTCAGGATGCCCTCCTGGGGGGTTATACTGTATTCAACAAGGAAAGACACCTAATGCAACTGCGACCCCATCAGCAACGTGCTCTGGATGCCATGCTGGTGAATGATAAAGGTCAGATCATCGTCCCTACGGGTGGTGGTAAGACTATCTGCATGATTGAAGATTGCCGCATGTTGATGAACGCATTGCACGGCAAGAATCCTACCTTTATTGTTGTTGCTCCTCGCATTATGCTTGCTGAGCAACTCTCTTCTGAGTTTCTTGAGTTCATCACTGATGTAAATGTGATGCACGTTCATAGTGGTGAGACCCATCACTATTCTTCTACCAAACCCCATGAGATTCGTGGTTGGTGGGAGAAGAACAACGATGCACCACGTCTTATCTTTACCACCTACAATTCGCTGCGTCGTGTACAATCTGCAAATGTTTTTGCAGACACTATTTACTTCGACGAAGCACACAATAGTGTGAAGCGGAACTTTTTTCCTGCCGTTGAGTATTTCAGTGCTCTTGCAGATCGTTCCTTCTTCTTTACTGCAACTCCTAAACATTCTGCCACTATCACTAAACCAGGCATGAATGATGCTGAGGTTTATGGTGAGGTGATTGAGCAAGTTCCCGCTCCTGAACTTGTTGAGGGTGGTTACATTCTCCCTCCTAAGGTTGTTGTTCAGGAACTGAAGAATGTGGGCATTGGTCAAACCATTTACGAACGTGATTGTGATCACCTGCTAGAGTCTATCGACGGCAATGAGAACATGCAAAAGGTTCTTATTTGTGCCAAGAAGACTAAAGACATCATCAATGTTGTCAGTCAGTCTCCTTTCATCGGCAAGATGCATGAGAAAGGTTACTCCGTGATGTGGATTACTTCCAAGCACGGTGCATTTATTGATGGTGTAAAAGTTGACCGTGAGAAGTTCTTCGACACCATGAATGAGTGGGGTCGTGATGCAAACAAGAAGTTTGTTGTCATGCACCACTCTATTTTGTCCGAAGGAATCAACGTCCACGGTCTCTCTGCCTGCATCATGTTGCGTGGCATGGATTACATCGAGATCGCACAAACTGTGGGTCGTGTTATCCGTCTGGGTGAAGGCAAGACCTTTGGACTTGTCAATGTCCCCGTATTTGGCAATGTTGGTATCAACACTGCTGCCAAAGTTCAGAAAGTCGTTGACATCATCTTTGAGCAGGGTGATGCTGCTATCTCCACCATTCGTCGTTAATCATGGCACATCATTCTGTTCTTCGTATTAAGAAAAAGTCATGGACTGCTGGGTTTGGTAAAGACAAATCAAAGGGAAATTATGTGGTAGCACAGAAAGAAATGGAACTAGAAATTACATGGAAAGATTCTATGAAACCTCAGTTTATTCCATTTATTGATGACCATGGACATCAGGGAATGAAAGTCATTATCGAACACCAAAAAAACTTGTAATGGAAACTGTCACTCAACTGGTTCAAGACCTCCGCTCTGTGCCTGCGGAAGTTTATCAAAATTTCTGCAATCAGGCACGGATTGTTGCACTCCAGTACCCTTTGGCGCATGGAATGGACTGTTTTGCCCGTGGTGAAACTATCGAATATGGTTTCATTGATACTGTAGGGACACATGTTGCCCTGAAAGCTAACACAAAAGAAGATTTCAACGATCCCGATGCGCTTTATGGTCTAGAGCACCTGACTGACGTGAAAACGCAGGTAAATGGGTTTTTACCACAAAAGAGCAAAAAAGCACTGTTTTATTCTAAACAATGGGACATTAAGAAGACCGCGCAAGGTTCATCCAAGTTCACATCTAAGGCACAGTCGTACATCCTAATCGACCCAATGTGTGCTAGAATTGCTGTTGTTGATACTCAGGTATTTTACAACAAACCATTCAAGTCTGGTGCTGCTCGTATCTCTTTCAGTGTAAAACCTGGTGACGTGCATATGATTTACGATGGTGTTTCCAATGTTCTTGATGTTAAAGTTGAGGCAAATTCTAGTGCCATCTTCAAAATGATTTGGGAAAATGCAGGCAAAGTTCTTAACGAGGTGACTCAATGACCGAAGACATTTTACAAACCACACTGAATCATGTAACAAGTGCCATCAAGTTAGTTGAAGGTAATGAATTTGAGCAGTATATGAATCTTCATCTCACCTCAGTTTACTACGAAATTAAGCGTCAACTTAGCAATCTTGAACAGGAGATAGTATCATGAGCAAACCACTTACACAGGATGAAGTTTTTGCAGCAGCAGAACAATTCTTCCCATTATTTGACATTGTGCATCGTCAAATGCCTGAAACTTCAACCATTGAAGATACATTGAAGGTCATGGAAACTGTATGCACTCTGGCACATAAACTTCGTGCCGAAGAAGAACTTGCACCCTTTGGATTTAACAAAAAAACTGATGACGGACAAGAAACTAATTGACGATGTGTTCTACATCAAAGAGGATGTTCTCTGGACCAGTTATGACAAAGAAGACAAACCTTTGGTGAGTGGTTTAACCGAGCATGACTGTATTACCATGACTCGCTTTTACTTAAAGGGCAAACAAGAGGGGTGGGATGATAATCAAAGTAGGATAGTTAATGATGGTGTTGTAGGAGGCAAACTGTGACGGTTGACCTAGTGGCACACAATGCGGGTTCTGCGGGAACCCCGCTGCTATAATTACAGAGTAATCAACCAAAGGCACCATGGGCACTCGTTCCCTCATCGGCAAGCAACTCAAGGATGGTAGCATCTTGGGCGTATATTGCCACTATGATGGTTATCCTGAGTTCAATGGTCGGATCTTGCGTGATAAGTTCGACACCGCAGATAAAGTTAGCAAACTGATCGACGGTGGTGATATGTCATGCACTTGGACTAATGCAGGTTGGCAGAATGAAACTCTGCCCGAATCTGGTCCCCTTCACTATACCATGCGTGGTGAATCTCTGGAGAATAATGCACCTAATCTCTACAAAGATCTCAATGAGTTCTTGTGTGCTGCTGACGATAATTACGGTGCAGAGTATACTTATCACTATGTAAATGGTGAATGGATTTGTCACGATGTTCGTCCTAATCCTTATACTAAAAACAATGTGATGGAAGTTCCCATCCCTGCTGGACCAGTTGCATAAGTGGCACGGGGGAGCATAAAAGCTCCCCATCATGCCCTATAATAAGTTCATCAGCAAAAGAGTTCATGACTTTCACTGAATTCAAACAACAACAAGACGCACGCAACACCATTGAGTTGAACATTCGTAAGTATTGTCTGATGCTCTGTGATGCTTTGCTGGACAACTTCAAGTCCCGCAATAACAGCAGCAGCAGTGACTATAAGTTCTACATTGAGTCTGGTCGTAAGTATCACAAACTGATCATGGAGACTGGTGCGGGCTCTCGTAGTGTTCATGCCTTCGTTGATAAGAAAACTGGTGAAGTCTTCAAGGCAGCATCATTCAAAGCACCTGCAAAAGGTGTTCGTTACAATCTCTTGAACATTGCATCCCGTGAGGAATGTTTTGCTCGTGCAGATTGGGCGGGTTCTTATCTCTATCTCCGTTGATTATGAGTTATAAAATCTCTCATTCTTTCACTGGTCACTCTTACATTCTGGAAGAGTATGATGACAAGGTTGAAGCAATTGCTGCTATCAACAAAATGATTAATGAGTGGGGTGAACCTGACCCCACTGATGAATTCTTGGAGTTGTACTATTACAATGAGGAGACTGAAGAAATGATTGATGAGATTGTGGTACATTATTTGACTGACCCTGATACTTGGGAGGACGATTAATGAAGTTCAAAGTAGTCTACCAACAACTGAAGAAAAAGACATTCAAAAAACAAGAAGCAGTCTTTTTTGATGAACGTGACGCTATCAATTGGGAGCATTATGTTCGGACCCTAGATAATACTAGGAACATTGAAATTCACCCCATTTTCTGATATAATTATGGCAAATCTTGTGTATGTGGTTGAGTTTTGTTCTCCCACTCTTGCAATGCAAAAGATGGAAGTTGCAGCACTAAGTCCTGACGCAGCTGAACAAGTTGTTCGCAGGATGTACGGCAACGATGTTCAAATCTATCGTAACAATCCCGAGTATAGGTAATCATGGCATCTGACTTTAATCTAAAACCAAAACCCCAACATCCTGGTGAGAAAGTTGTAATTACTCCCCAAGAATTACCACTTGCTCCACCTCCAGAGCGTCGTTATCGTGTTGAGGAACTGACTACAACTGGTTGGGAACTTGCCGATGAAAAGTGTACTAATCTCACCAAAGATGAGGCACACAAAGCATTAAGGAATTTCCTTGATGATGGTCTAGCTCCTAATCGTTTGCGGGCAATTCCTGATAATTAATGCGTCCTTACATTCTAAATGAAAAGTGTGAACCACCGTCATATGTTACCAAAGATTGGACATGTATGGTGGTTCCTAACACTGAAGGAACTCAATGGTGCCTACTAGGTAACACTCCATGCAGACAGATTAAATGGTTCAAAGACTTTGATAAAGCGGTAGATTACTGCAAAAAGTATCACAAAAAGAATAAGAAAGGACCACTAGACCAATTCACCGTGTGACAGTCGCACAAACTGTCCACCACCCCCAGCAATGGGGGTTTTTTTGTGCCATACTATGTTTATAGCAATCAAGGGAACGCAACCGACACATGCTCACCAAGGGACTTCGTGGAGAACTTCTCCTTCTCAACCAACTTACACCGTTTGAAGCAAAACGACGCATGGAACTTGAGGAGCAACGCATGAAAGAAATGCGTGAAGAATGTGCCCGTGA